GCTTGGTGCCCAGCACCAGGTCAGCGGCCAGCTGTTCGGTGGGCGCGTTGTCCTTGTCGATGATGGGGAAATACTTGTCGAACACCAGGTCGCGGCCCAGCACTACGACAAGGCCCGGATCCTGTTGGTGCCACGGCTCGATCAGCGAGGACACCACGTCCATCACCAGCGAATCGAGGTTCGCATAGTCCCGCTTCGCGTTGTCGGTACCGCCGATCTGCACGACGCCATCGGTCTTGCCCTTCGCCATGACGCGCTTGGCGGCATGCTCGCGGTACTTCTGCAGCCAGCCCTTGTTGACGTCCTGCAGCAGCGGATTGGTGGCCCGGTTGGTGGTCTTGGCGACGCTGGTGCCGTTGAAGCCGATCATGATGCGATCCAGTGCCTGACGCTGGATGATCGAATCGCGCACGAAGGTCTGGAAGTTCGGCTGACGCGCCCAGGCGTCAAGGCGTGCGTAGGGGATTGCAGTGTCGTAGTCGGTCTGCACGCACTCGTAGCCGAAGCTGTCCAGTGCGGTGACATCGGCCGGGGTGCGCTCGGCGTCGCCGCTGGTGTCGGTGCGGCCGGCGATGGTGCCGTTGACGCCGACGCCGATCTTCTCGCCCTTGAGGTCGATCACACCGGGCATGTTGATCGCAGAGAGGAACGCGCTGCTCTGCTGGATGCGCTGTTCCATGGTCTGCTGCACGGACGGTTCAACCGAGAACGCCAGGCTGGCGGTCTCGACGTTGTTCAGTTCGGCAACTCGCCGGGTGAACTGGCTGAATTGGGTGCGGGTTTCGGTACGCATAGGGGTGCTCCGTTAGGTGGGGGCAGAAGGGGATCAGCAGTCGGTGGCGTCGCCGGCCTTGCTGCCGCCGGGGCCAGCGACCGGTGGGCGCTGCGCGAAGGTCTGGGGCGTGCTGTCGAGCGTCTCGCGGACGGATGCAACCTGCGCGGAGAGTGCCTGCACCTTCGCGGTCAGGCCTTGGTTCTCTGCGGCGAGCTTCTCGATGCGGTCGTCCTGGGCGGCGAAAACGTCAAGCAACTGCTGGCCGAACTTGGCGGTATCGGTGTCGTCGTCCTTCGGCTCGGGCGCGGCGGCTGGCTTTCCGAGCAGCCCAAAGCCCGAAAGCAGCACGGCCAGAGTGTTCTTGCGCGGTGCCGGCTGCTCGATTTCATCGAAGGTGATCTGCGCCTCTTCGGCGGCAGTGAACAGGTTGTCGGCATCGATCTTGCGACCGGCCAGCGGGTTTGCATCCGGATGCTGTGCCGCGAAGGCGAGCATTTCGGTGCCCAGGCTTGCCGGGGTGTCGGTAACCGCCAGGCCCTGCAGGTATGCCTTGCCGGTGTCGGCGATCTTCGGGGCAATCTCGATGCTGGTGTAGAGCTTCTGCTTGTCGTTGTTGACCATCGCCACCAGCGCGGGGGTCGGCTCGATCTGCGCGAACAGGGCCAGCTTCTTGACGCCGCCCACATCGACTTCCTCGGCCTTCACGGCCAGGACGTCACCGTATGCCTTGAACGGGCCATCGGGCATCAGGCTGCGCAGATGCTCCACCCAGATGCGGGCACCATACAGCTGCGGGTCGTAGGAAGCGGCCATGTCTGCGATGTGCTGGCGCTCGATCACGCGGCCATCGGTGGTTGCGCCTTCGACGGCTACGCGGAAGAACTTCGAACGCAGCTTCTTGTTGTCGGTCTTGTTGGCCATATCGCCCTCTGCTGGTGTCGGTGCGCACCGGTTCTCGATGCGATGACCCATGGTCGATTGAGGGCGAATGCGCAGCAACGCGGTCTGCGTGTAACGCGCTGAACTACGTGGCCTTTCCATGTCGCGCGCGCGAGCGGCGCTGCAACCTGTTCAGGTGACCAGCGTAGCCGAACAACTCCATGTAGATCCACGCCGCCAAGCCAAGTTTCTGTACTGGATGGGCTGGCGCGTGTGTGACATCGCCTCCCTCATTGGTGAGAAGGAAAAGACGGTCCACAGTTGGAAGGCGCGCGACGAATGGGACCGCGCCGACAGCGTCGAGCGCATTGGTGGTGCGCTGGAAGCGCGCCTTGCCATCCTCATCCACAAAGAGGGGAAGACCGGCGGCGACTTCAAAGAGATTGATCTGCTGCATCGCCAGCTGGAACGACAGGCACGCATCCAGCGATACCAGGGCGGCGGCAACGAATCCGACCTGAATCCGGCTGTCGCCAACCGCAATGCCAAGCCAAAGAAGAAGGCCCGCAAGAACGAGTTCAGCGAAGAAGAGGTCGAGCGCCTGCAGACGGCGTTTGTGGATGGGTGCTTCGACTATCAACGCGATTGGCTCCGCGCCGGCAACGAACGTACGCGCATCATCCTCAAGTCCCGCCAGATCGGCGCGACCTTCTACTTCGCCCGCGAGGCGCTGATAGATGCGCTGACCACCGGCCGCAATCAGATTTTTCTCAGTGCCTCCAAGAGCCAGGCGCACATCTTCCTTGGCTACATGCGTGGCTTCGTGCGCGAGGTGCTGGACCGCGACCTGACCGGCGACCCGATCACCCTGGCAAATGGTGCAGAGCTGTTCTTCCTCGGAACCAACGCACGCACCGCGCAGGGCTACCACGGCAATTTCTACTTCGATGAATTCTTCTGGACCCATGGCTTCAACCAGCTGAACAAGGTCGCCAGCGGCATGGCGATGCACAAGAAGTGGCGCAAAAC